CTGACAAGAATGATGATGAAAAAGGACAGGATGACGACACATCTAAGGAAGACTCTGAAAAGTCGAAGTACAATCCTGAAACTGACGACGAAAAGAGTGATCGACCTAATACAATGGCATCTGGAGCCGGATTACTTCCGGTCGAAAAAAAGGCGATAAAAAAAGCAAAAGATTCTAATACTCCACAAATAGAACAACAACAATATAAAACAACTCAATTAGAACTTCAACAGAAACGAGATATGGGTGACGCAGGAGCTGGTGGGGCAATAGCTTCACAGGGTGAATCTATATATTGTAGTGCATTAAATTCACTAGATGTAAAAGTTTTTACACAACACAATAAAGAACAAATTAATTCAATATTGGAACAAATGAATTCTAGATCAGGTCGATCTAAGTTTCCAACTTCGGCTGAAAGTGTAACATTGAGATCTCTTGGAATAGAACCTACTGATCCGAGTGGTGCTGAATATATTGCTATACGAGAAGCATTTGCTCAGAATGAACTTGAAAGAATAAAAAACATACCAAACTCAGTATTTTATCTAAAAGGTAAAAAGGGATTTGACGGAAAAGACGAACCATATTTAGAATGGGCTAGAGTAGCGTACGATGGAACATTATCAACACGTAAAATTCTAGCTGAAGACACAAATCTTGATACTAGTAAACCACACACAACACTACAATCGGAAAAAGATATTGATAATGAAGTACAGAGTAAACTTACAAATCTTTTAGCAAACGCGACTAAAGACAAAAATCAAGACGACATAACACATTATCAATCTGAATTAAAATCATTTAAGAAATTTAGAAAATATCATGACACTTTTGTAATTGGAGTTGATGACAGAGGACGAACAACAACAGTATCTGTATCAAATAAAAAAGACGATAATTTAAAAGATCCACATAATAATACAACACCGAAATCTCGTTTCGGTGTAATTAAAGAACAATATGGAAAAGAGGCAGCGGCAACAATTACTAAGGCATTGGACACAGCTATCGAAACAGTATCAGATGTAAAACAACAATCTGTACAAAGTTCAAATTTAGTAAACATAGACGATACTATGATATCCATACTTAATATACCGGAAATGTCTAAGTATATGAATCAACTAGAAAACAATACAGGTTATAATAATTATTTAAAATCACAAGGGAAAGATATAACGTTACTGTCAACACAGGAAAAAGTAAAATTAATGCAGGAACACTCTCAACTATTATTGGATTCCAATAAGAAGCCTGCTTTTGAACCGTATGGAAAAATCATGACAAAAGTAGGAGAAATATCTACGTCTAAAAAACTAAGAACTAAATATCCTGATATAAATTTTGATGATCATAGTGTTAAAAAATGTGTTGATATTAAACACAACGAAAAAACAGCAGTTAATTCTTCTCACGATAAAGTAGTTAATTCTATTAGAAATGCTGACAAAGTTTTAGGATTCCCGAAAGATGGAATAAATGGACCAAACGTTTCAGGTTATATTAGTACTGTTATGGACGCAATGCATTTCGATTCCTACATTGATGGTGGAGATGGAAAAATGATTGTACAAATGGGTATTCGAGGAGCTCAACCACAAGACATAAGAGGTTGCTTAGCATCCAACACCGGATACAAGGGTGATGTAACAACTATCGATGGTAAAGAAGGACTTAAAAAACATTTAAGACAAACGTGTAAAATTGATTCAAAGTCTGGTGCTATAATTATGAATAGTGACGATGGAGTAAATTCAATATGTACAGATACTTGGAGAACTGCCGGTACAAGTCAAAAAGTTGCGAGTGGTTATGGAGATAGTATGCGAAAGTGTATTTCTACTAAAGTAGACACAAGAAGATCAAATTAGGAGCTATGAATGAAAACACAACTAATATGTACGTTCTCAACTAAAAAAGACGTACATAAAACCCTAGACACTATTATAGATGGCTTCAATGTTGTGTATGACAAAATATTCGTATTGAGTACACAAACTCCACACGAAGTGATATGTAGTTACAATATTGAGGTAAACCCAAACTTGAAGTTTTTACCGGGTAGTATATTGGTACATCGTAAGAAGGACACCAATACTATGTACAGCATAAACGCATTAAATGAGGTAATACAGTTACATAACAACGGAGTACTAGATACAAGTTTTGTGGTGGATTGGGACACATATAGAAACTGTTTACTACTTACAGGTGATGAAGGATTAAAACGAATTGATACAGAAATATTTTTTATACAACGAATAAAATACAAAAAATAATTACCAAAAGTATAACGTTTGAAAAATAACTGTATATTTATTACCATACAAAGAATAACAAATAACAAATAACACAACTAAAAATTAACAATTGAAAAATAAGTATTAACGAGAAAGATTTGGATATTAACAAATTCTTTTGTATATTAAGTAATAATAAATAATTAATTAATCAATAACAAGTAAAAAGAGAATCATTATGGATTTAGAAGCAGTAAGAAAAAAGTTACAAAAACTTCAAACAAAAACACAAAAACAAGACAATTTGTGGAAACCTGAACCAGGTAATCAAGTAATCAGAATAGTACCAAACAAAACAAATCCGGAATATCCATTCCACGAGTTGTACTTTCACTATGGACTAGGTGGTAAAACGTATTTATCTCCAACGTCATACGGAAGACCAGACCCATTAATGGAGTTTGCGGAAAAACTAAAATCAACAGGAAGTAAAGAAGATTGGCAACTGTCAAGACAAATTACTCCAAAGATGAGAGTATATGTTCCGGTATTAGTAAGAGGTAAAGAATCAGAAGGCGTTAAGCTTTGGGGATTTGGTAAAACAGTTTACACTGAATTACTAGGATTTATGGCTGACGAGGATTACGGTGACATCACTGATCCAGCATCTGGTAGAGATGTATCTGTTGAGTTTACACCAGCAGAAGGAGCAGGAAACTTTCCAAAAACTACAATTAGAGTGAAGCCAAATCAATCACCTGCGTCGGAAGACAAAGCTGTTATTGAGGCAATATCCAACCAACCATTGGCGGAGGATATCTTTAAAGAACCAGAGTATGATACTTTGAAAGAAGCATTAGAATCTTGGTTAAACGGTGGGGAACAAGCTCCTAAAACGGACAACCCTACATCAACTGCTGATACAGTTGCTAACGAAACAAAGACTGAAAAAGTTGATGACGTTGGTGCAGCATTTGACAACTTGTTTAACAAGTAAAATTCAATTTAATATAATAAGGAGTACTTCGGTACTCCTTTTTTTAACTTTCAAAAGGAAATTCGTATGGCGAAAAAAAAGAAAGACACTCAAGAAGTGCAAGATGACTTAGCTAACATATTAGCTGATTCGTTAAACAAAAAGTTCAAGGATGAAGGTCACAAAATGGCTTACTTCATTGATACCGAGAAAGACAACCCCTCAAACATTAAACAATGGATTTCAACAGGTTGTGATATGCTAGATTTAGCAATCGCTAACAGACCTGATGGAGGATTACCTGCTGGAAGAATTGTAGAAGTACAAGGATTAGAGGGAGCGGGTAAATCATTACTTTGTGCACACGTTATGGCGGAAACACAAAAGTTAGGTGGTATGGTTGTATATATTGATACAGAACACGCAATGGATGAAACATTCTTTAATGCGATTGGTATTGATTTCAACAAATTCCTATATTGTCCAATTAGTAAGTTAGAAGATGTATTTGCAACAGTAGAAGAAGTAATTACAAAAGTACGTTCAGGTAACAAAGATGTTCCTGTTACTATTGTAGTTGATTCTATTATGGGTGCTAAAACACAACAAGAAGACGAAGCTGAATATGGTAAAGATGGATATGCTACACAAAAGGCAATCATTATGTCTAAGGCAATGCGTAAAATTACTGATTTGATATCTTGGGAGAAAATCCTATTTATCTGTACTAATCAGTTACGTATTAAAATGAATGCAATGTTCGGAGACCCTTATACTACATCAGGTGGTAAAGCACTTGGATTCCATTCATCAGTAAGATTACGTATTAAGTCAATGGGTAAAATCAAAGGTAAAGTAAATGGTATCGAACAAATTGTTGGTATGAAAACACAGGTACAAGTTATAAAAAATAGACTTGGACCACCACACAAAGTTATTAACTACGACATTTATTTCGATAGTGGTATTGATAACGTAGGTGGATGGTTAGGTGTATTAAAAGCTTACAATATTGTAAAAACAGCAGGAGCGTACATTAAGTACAAAACTGATGCTGGTGACGAACACCAATGTTTTGCTAAGGACTTTGAGGAACAAGTAATGAGCAAACCTGAGGTTAAACAAGAATTGTACGACAAGATATGTGCTAAGTTCATTATGAAGTACCAACCAAGAGTTCACGGAGAATCTGAGTTAGTAGATTTAGGAGATGAAAATGCTATAGCAGATTTAGCTAAACAATTCGATGGTGGAGTTAGTAGTTTAGACACTCCTACAGAAACTCCAAAGAAAAGTTTAATAACTGAAAACACAGACTTTATGAATGAAACTTCTACTGATAAATGAGTTTAGACAAATACGCTCATTTACTAAAGGAACTTCACGAGGAAAAGGAAGCTAACAGTAAACTATCAGACAAAAATGATAGAATACTATTAATTGATGGACTGAATACGTTTATTCGTGTTTGGTCCGCAGTTCCTTCTCTTAATGAAGATGGATTACATATAGGAGGAATTACAGGTTTTATAAGAAGTGTAGGAGCATTAATACGTCAGTACAATCCTACTAGATGTATTATTGTCTTTGATGGTAAGAACGGTAGTACAAGAAGAAAAAAGTTATATCCAGACTACAAAGCAGGAAGAAGTTTCAGTATAAATGTCAATAGGGCAGAACATATGAAACAGTCCGAAGATAAAGAAATGGAGTCGATGAGATTACAATTTGCACGCTTGTCTATGTATCTACAACAACTACCAATATCCGTATTATCTGTTGATGGTGTAGAAGCAGACGATGTAATAGGTTATATTGCTACCGAACTTTACAAAGAATCCGAAATCATTATCAGTTCAATGGACAAGGATTTCCTACACTTAATAACCGACAAGGTAAAAGTATGGTCACCCGTTAAAAAGAAACTTTATGATAAAGACTTATTACTTTCAGAATACAAAATTCCAATACAAAATTTCTTATTGTGGAGAACTATTGACGGAGATAATTCTGATAAAATAGGGGGTGTCAAAGGTGTTGGTATAAAATCATTAATTGCTAAGGTACCAATAATACTAGAAGACAAAGCGTTATCAGTTAAAGACTTAATATCCTATGCAAAACAACAAATTACTGATGGAAGTAAATACGCTGTATATCAGAAAATTGTAGATAGTGAAGACATTTTACATCGTAACGAAAAATTAATGGATTTAACAGCTAACAACTTTAACGGAAATACAAAAATGAAAATACAACGATTGGTTGAACAGGACATACCAAATCTAAACAGAATTGATTTTAGAAAGATGTTTACAGTTGATAAGATGTTTAACGCTATTCCTAATTTGGATAGTTGGTTGACGAGTACATTTAATACATTAGATGCTTTTGGAAAGAAATAACTTGTTTATTAATTTTTAAAATAGTATATTAATATAATGTTAAAAAATAAAGAAAAATATGAAAGATGGATTAGGAAAATTTGGCTCTTCGTTTCAAGTAAAGGTATTAACTTCACTACTTACAGATAAAACGTTTATACAACAAACTTCAGATATACTACAATCAAATTTCTTCGATACAGAGGCAAAACAATGGTTAACGGAAACGATATTTGAGCATTTTCAACAATACAAACAAGCACCAACGTTAGAAACATTTAAGATTAAAATAGACCAAGAAGAATTACCCGATGTGTTAAAACAAACGGTTATTGAAGATTTACGTAACGCGTTCCAATATACAGAAGCAACAGATTTAGAATATATAAAAGACGAAACTGTCAACTTTTGTAAAAATCAATGTATTAAACAAGCAATACTTGATTCAGTACAAATACTACAAAGTGGAGAAGATTATGAGGCTATAAAAGTATTAGTGGATAACGCAATGAAAGCCGGAGCTGACAAGGAAATTGGACACGAATACAACGAAGAAGCTAGTGTAGATTTTAGATATACAGACGCAGTACGTAATGTTAAACCAACACCTTGGGATGCCGTAAATGATATCACTGAAGGTGGATTTGGAATGGGTGAGTTGGTAGTGTTTGTTGCTCCTGCAGGTATTGGTAAATCGTGGGGATTAATCAACGTAGGTGCACACGCAGTTAAGAAAGGATTAACGGTAGTACATTATACATTGGAGTTAAACGAAGCATACGTAGGATTACGTTATGATGCAGTAGTAACAGGTATAGCCAATCAAAACTTGAAGTTTAATTTAGACGAAGTAAAACAAAAGGTAAAGAACTTACCCGGTGAATTAATTGTAAAATATTATCCAACAAAAACAGCTAGTGTAAATACAATTAAAGCCCATTTAGATAAAATGATATTACAGGAAAAGAAACCTGATATTGTTATTGTTGATTATGCTGATTTATTACGTAGTGTACACGCACGTAAAGAAGCAAGACACGACTTGGAAAGTATCTACGAAGATTTACGTGGTTTAGCAGGAGAGTACGAAGTTCCTGTATTTACAGCATCGCAAGCAAACAGAAGTGCACTAGAAGAAGATGTAATTGGAGCGGAAAAGATAGCTGAAAGTTACAGTAAGATAATGATTGCGGATTTTGTAATATCCTTATCCCGAAAAATAGATGACAAGTTATCAGGAACAGGTAGATTCCACGTAATTAAGAATAGGTTTGGTCCAGATGGAATGACATTTCCAAGCAAGTTAAATTTAAACAACGGACAAATACAAATATTTGAAGAATCGACTGATCAAGGAAGAGATACACAAAAAACAATGAATACAGGAGAGGAAGTAACACGTAAACATTTAGCATCGAAATGGAAAGAAATTAATGGAGATTTTGGATAAAATATTTATTTTCTTTATACAGAATTAAAAAGCTGATTATTAAAAAAAACAACTATATTTATTTACACAATGAGTTACAAAATACAAAAACATATTAACTAAAAATTTATCGGAGAAAAAATGGAAGTATCAAATCAGATATTAAGTGAAATAACTATCTACACCAAGTACGCAAGGTACATAGACAAATTAGATAGAAGAGAAACGTGGCACGAACTAGTAACACGTAATATGAATATGCATATTAAAAAATATCCACATTTAAAAGATGAGATTATTAAGGCGTATGATTATGTATTTAAAAAAGAGATATTTCCATCTATGAGAAGTTTACAGTTTGGGGGTAAACCAATTGAAATCAGTCCGAATAGAATTTATAATTGTGCATATTTACCAATTGATGATTGGCACGCATTTGGAGAAGCGATGTTCCTATTACTAGGTGGAACGGGTGTAGGATATAGTGTACAGAAACATCACGTTGACGCATTACCCGAAATTCATAAACCTAATCCCGATAACATTAAACGTTATTTAATTAACGATAGTATAGAAGGTTGGGCAGACGCTATTAAACACTTAATGAAGTCCTATTTTAGAGGTGGAGCAGTACAAAAATTTGATTACAGTGACATTCGTGAAAAAGGAGCAAGATTAATAACTAGTGGAGGTAAGGCACCTGGATATGAACCATTAAAAAAATGTTTGGATACAATTAGAGAATTATTGGACAGTAAAACCAATGGAGACAAGTTAAGTCCTGTCGAGGTACACGATATTTTATGTCATATTGCGGACGCTGTATTGGCGGGTGGAATACGTAGAGCAGCGATGATTAGTTTATTTAGTGCAAGTGATAATGATATGTTAACTTCTAAAACTAATTTCAGAATTCACGAATGGGAACATTTACTAGAAGATGGCCCGGTAGACGAACAAGGTGAACCCGTTAAAGTACACGCTATACACACAGACGAACAAGGAAATAAATATTGGGATTTAACTGTGACAGTAAATGAACCTGGATACGGGATGTCTAAAAAAACATTGTATTGGGTTGGTGAAACTGAAATGGCACAACTACAAAACAAACAAACATTGCCTTGGTATTATTTTCAACCACAACGTGGTAGAGCCAACAATTCAGTATCACTAGTAAGAAGTAGAATTACTAAAAAGAAATTCTTTGACCTTTGGAATACAATACAGGAAAGTGGAGCAGGCGAACCTGGATTCTACTTTAGTAATGATAAAGATTGGGGAACTAATCCTTGTTGTGAGATTGCACTAAGACCTTATCAGTTCTGTAATTTATGTGAAGTAAATGTAAGTAACGTAACCGACCAAGCAGATTTGGAAGCAAGAGTAAGGGCCGCTTCATTTATAGGAACATTACAAGCTGGTTATACTGATTTCCATTACTTAAGAAAAGTATGGCAAAAGACAACAGAAAAAGATGCCTTAATTGGTGTATCAATGACAGGTATTGGTAGTAACAAAGTAATGCACTTAGATATGACATCAGCGGCAGATGTTGTTAAGGAAGAAAACAAACGAGTAGCAAAACTAATTGGAGTAAAACCAGCAGCTAGAGCAACAACTGTTAAACCGGCAGGAACAAGTAGTTTAGTAGCAGGTTCAAGTAGTGGAATACACGCTTGGCATAATGACTACTATATCAGACGTATGAGAATAGGTAAAAACGAAGCAATTTACACTTACTTGTCAATAAATCACCCAGACTTAATTGAAGATGACTTTTTTAGACCATTTGATACTGCTGTATTAAGTGTACCACAGAAAGCACCAAAAGGAAGTATATTAAGACACGAATCTGCACTAGACTTATTAGAACGAGTTAAAACAGTTAAACAAACTTGGATTGATGGTGGACATACTGACGGAATGAATACACATAATATATCAGCAACTGTTTCACTTAAAGAGGAAGATTGGGATATAGTTGGAGAATGGATGTGGCAAAACAGAAAATTTTATAATGGACTTAGTGTATTACCTTATAATGGGGGCACTTACAAACAAGCTCCCTTTCAGGATTGTAGTGAATACACATACAAAAAAATGATGAAAAGTTTAACGGAAATCGATTTAACTAAAATCGTAGAAACTAGCGATGAAACTGATTTAGCAAATGAGTTAGCTTGTTCCTCCGGACAATGTGAAATAGTATGATAAAAACTGTAGAACTCCAAGCAGTTAAAAATTGGAGAATGTTAATAATCAAAAAGGACAGGAAATGAGCAAGCAATCATTATTTGAACAAATGAAAACGTTATGGGATTCTTTCGAAGAAGAACACAACGGAACAACAAAAACATCACAACAACGTGCAAGAAAAGCTGTTGGAGAGATTAAAAAGTTAGTTACAGATTACAGAAAAGCATCTGTAGAAGAATCTAAATAATCAACTATATTATCTAAAGGGGATTGTTAATAACTTTCCCCTTTTTATTTGGAAAAACGAAATAAAAGTTGTATATTGTATATAACAATAAAAAAATAAGTTATAGATATGAAATATATTAAAGGAATAAAAATTGGGGCAAGGGCTATATTATTGATAATATTCTTACTGAAGTTAACTTCAGTGGTATTGGGAAGTATTAAACCTGAGTATAAAATAGAACTTACCAACGAGGATGTCTTTATTTTTGGTGTAGTATTAGTATTAGTACTAACAGACGAAATTAAAGACGAAATCAAAGAGATAAAATCTGAAATTAAAAAAATAAAAGAAAAGTTATGAAAATTAATATAATGACTTTGGACGACAAAGCAGTGGTTCCACAATACGCCAAACAAGGTGATGCTGGAATGGATTTAACAGCTACAAGTAGAGATTTTGATAAATACGGTAACGTAGTATATGGTACCGGATTAGCAATGGAAATTCCCGAAGGCTATGTAGGATTAATATTTCCAAGAAGCAGTAATAGTAAAAAAGACTTATATTTAACAAACCACGTAGGAGTAGTAGATTCAGGCTATCGTGGTGAGATTATGTTTAAGTTTAGACCCAACAAAAAGAGTGCACAAGTAAATGGTGAGGATGATGGTTTTAAGGCTATTTACGAAGTTGGTGAACGAGTTGGACAAATGATTATAATGCCTTATCCACAAATAGAATTCAATCCTGTATTAGTGTTATCAGACTCTGACAGAGGTGATGGTGGGTTTGGAAGTAGTGGAAAATAAATTTGGAATTACCAAATAAAAGTTGTATATTTACTTTAAATAAAGTTTATGAAATCAGTATATAAAGCAGACCAAGGTACAGCCTTTGGAAAATGGAAAGACACAATATCACAATTTATGTATTTTGATAGTGTCGAACCAATATTATCTAACATTAACATACCTAACAAGGTAGCTGATTTTGGAGGAGCTAATGGTAATTTAAAGGAATTTATCCCTAACATTATTACTATTGACAGAGACGCTTCAAAAAATCCTGATATAGTAGCAAACATATTAGACCACAAAGAACATTACGAACTAGTAATAATAAGATACGTATTACACTATCTTACAGACTATGAAGTAATACAGTTATTTGAAAACATTAATGCAGACAATGTATTAGTAATTCAGTTCACTAATGAGGATTTAAAATCAAAGTATTTTAACAGTAGAAACGAGTTTAAATACTTTAGGACTAAAGATCAATTAGAAAAACTACTTCCTAAATCTAAACTAGTATATTCAGAAGACTATACAGTTACAGAAGACTTCTACAAAAACAGACTACAAATTGATAACAGTAGAGCACACGTAGAAACATTAAATGCATATTATATTAAAAATTAAAAATTAAAAATTATGACAACAAGAAATCGAGACAAATCTATCGAAGCTGTATTAACTTCAGCGGGATTTACAGTTACTAAAAAAACTAATATTGATACGTGGAGTAGGATATTTACTACCACAGATAGTAACGGAAAAACTAAAACATTCTTTGTTAAAGGCCTGTCAGAACCAATTTATTGGAATGCTGGAGTTCATTTTTCTACAAACAATGATACTATGATGGATGGATGGGTACAAGGTATAGATTTACCTGTTTGGAAACATATTGAAAACGTTAATGTAGATTATCTTATTATACCAAACTACGGTAAAGATAGATTTAAACCAAAGAAAACAATGATAGAATCATTGAAACATTTCTCCTCGAATCCACATAAAGTAACAACTACTAAATACGGTGACAAAGTAATGTATTTTAAAATAGATAACTTAAAGGAACTAACTAATAGTAATATGAAAGAATTAAGTAATGTTATTACTCAGACAGTACCTGTCACTAAACCTACACCAACAGTCGAACCTACACTAACAGTTAAACCTACACCAACTAAAACAATAGTAACAGACAACAGAACTACATTTCCAAAAACCGAAACACTTGAAAAATTCTATACAGTTCAACAATCAGCTGAATTGTTAAGTATTAAAGACAGTACATTAAAAGCACGTATTAAAGATGGTACGTTACGAGTACGTAGATTTGGAGCTAAAGTTATAAGAATAGGCGAAGGTGATTTACTTGATTTTATTAATAGAAGTTAATTTATGGCAAGATACATTAGTACAAAACTGTTTGATAACTACTCAGTAGCTATTAGACAATGGAAAGCATCACATAGTCATTGTGAGTTATTGCATGGCTACAGTCTTAAATTTAAAGTGTGGTTTGCAAGTAACGAACCTGACGTAGACAAACAACTAGACGATATGAATTGGATAGTTGACTATGGTGGATTTAAAGATGCTCCACAAGGTAATGGATTAAAAACGTGGATGAATGAAATGTGGGACCACACATTGTTACTACAAGCAGATGACCCTTATAGAGATTACTTCGAGGGTATGCAAATGGAAGGATTAGCTAAAATCATTTGGATGGATAAGATGGGTGCTGAAAGTTGTGCTAAAATGGTATTTGATAAGTTCAACGACAGACTATCTAAAACAGATGGTGGTAGATGTCGTGTAATTCGTGTAGAGTGCTTTGAGAATGACAAGAATTCGTCAATTTACGAAGAATAATATGGAAGATATAACAAAAGAAGAAGTAATTAACAATTTCATAGTAAATGTTAAGACTGATGATGCTCACGACCACGTATTAATAACAGCACAGGAATTATTAACAGAAGACGACGAATTTCCAATAATACACTCAGCAGAACTATTTGTGGATTGTTTAATTGGTTATTTTGAACACACCGAAAATTATGAACTATGTGCGGATCTTCATAAAAACAGATTGGACATTGAAGGTAAGCTTGTTCCACTTGGAAGATTCTTTACAAAGAATCACGAAACATTAAGAAATTTTAGAGAAAATGATGATGAATAGAATAGAAGATTACAATAAAACATTGCCCGTATTAGAGATATATACAGCAATACAAAGTGAAGGTAGTAGACAAGGAATGCCTACAATAGTAGTACGTACAACGGGATGCACACATCGTTGTTTCTTTGGAGCTGGTGGTTGGTGTGATAGTTGGTACACGAGTATTCATCCGGAAAAAGGTAAATACAACTTCAACGACATAGTTAACGCTTACGACGAGAATCCACATATTACCGAAATGATGTTGACAGGTGGAAGTCCTACAATGCATCCAAATTTAGTGAATGAACTCACGTATTTCGTACGAAAAAAGGGAATATTCATTACAATGGAAACTGAAGGTTCACACTTTGTACAAACAGACCATCCAATAGGACTAATCAGTTTAAGTCCAAAGTTCAGTAATAGTGTTCCTAAACTAGGTGCAACAACACCACAAGGAAAAGACGTGGATGAACGTATGATTAAACAACATAACAAGTTCAGACTGAATGGAGAAGCAATACGTAAAACATTAGATTATCACAACGATTATCATTATAAACCTGTTTGGGATGGTACCGACGAAACATTAAAAGAAATTGAAATGTTTAGGGGACTAGCAAATATACCAAAGGATAAAACTTGGGTAATGCCTGCAGGAGATACACGTGAAGAACTACAAAAAATGTATCCAAAGACAATGGAAATGTGTATTAGAGAAGGGTATAATTTTACGGGTAGAGAACATATAATGGCATATCAAGACAAACGAGAGGTATGAGTAAACTACTAAATAAATCAGGTAGTTTTAATAACGAACAAGTACTAAAGAATTGGATGGAATCTGGACTACTTGATGATATAACAAGTGAATACACAGGTAGTATAGCACACTTGATGGAAAGTGAAGCTATGCAACTATTAAGAGAACAATGGAAAAACGAAGATAAATAATGGAAATAGTATTAATGATAATGGTATTCGTATTGGCAGGATTTTGTGCTTATTTATACACTAAAGTAATGGCATTAGAGAACAAAGAAACCCAAGGTATGTCAGACAATGAATTCAATCAATTAATGAGTATTGTTGATAATATGATTGATAAGTCAAGTAAATCTACTAAAGAACAATATCGTAGTGATATGACAGAATTGTCAAAAAATACAAACTCAATTAGAAAGTTAATTAATCAAGACTTAGAAAAGGTATCAGTGGAGACAATTAAAGATGCGTGTGATTACACAGACCAAAGAATCAAATCATTACACGATAAGTTTTTCAAAGTAATAAATTTGGATAGTCAATAAAAAAATTGTATATTATAGTATGGTAGAATTATTAGGATGGTTATGTACGTTATTAGTTATAATAGGATTTTATGTTAATGCCAAACAAAAATTGGCATTGGCAATAATATTATGGGTAATTGGTGACGTAGGTTGGATAGTATATGATGTACTAATTAACAATTTCAGTCACGGCGTATTAAGTGGACTGATAATAGGAATAAATATATATGGATTTTGTAATTTAAAAAAGGATAAAAGTGACAGACAAAAAAGTTAACATTGAAACGGTAAAAGCTGGTATGGCTAATGGTATTAGTGAACACTTAGCAGAGAAACAAGCAATAGAAGGTCCTCAAGCTACATTAGATGAACAGGATAAAAAACAAATTATAGAAGATGCCGCTGAGTGTTTTGGTAACTTTCTGACTGCACTTGGTGTAGATTGGGAAAATGACCCAAACAGTAACAATACACCATTGAGAGTAGCAAAAGCTTACGTAAATGATTTGTGGAAAGGAAGATATGAAGTTGCTCCCGATATTACAGCATTTCCGGCAGACGGGTACGATGGAATTGTACAACAAAGTAGAATACCTATCGTAAGTATGTGTTCTCATCATCACTTAACTATTAAGGGTACGTGTCACGTAGCTTACATACCAAGTAAAGATGGTAAAGTTGTTGGACTATCAAAATTAAATCGTTTAGTAGAACATTTTGCTAGACGTGGAGCAATTCAAGAACAATTAACTGTAGCAATTCATAATGCAGTAACTCAAATTTGTACGGACAATCAAGGAGTATCCGTAATGATATCTGCAGAACACAATTGCGTTGCTTGTAGAGGTACTAAGCATCAAGGTGCTAGTATGCAAACAAATAAAATATCGGGTGCGTTCGAAACATCTCAATCCGCAAGAGCAGAATTTTATAAAAATATAGAATTATCTTATAAAACTTAAAACTTTTGTTGTTTCCATATACTTATTAATAAACATAATGGTAACAACACAAGGAGTTTAATGAAAGATTTTGTAATATGTAATGAATGTAATAAAGAATTTAAGTCGATATCTAATACACATTTAAAACGTCATAATATGACAATTAATGATTATAAGATAAAGTATCCAAATACTGATTTAAATTCTGAATTAACTAAAAACTTAAAAGGAAACGTCACAAGAGGTAAAACATATGAGGAATTGTATGGTACTGAAAAAGCAAAAGAACTAAGAAATATCCACAGTCAACTAACTACAAAACAAATGGAAAATTTAGACCAAAGACTTGTTAGGAAACATAAACTATGGAAAGGTTTTGGAGATATTTCCGGTGACTATTGGAGAACAATTAAGGAAGCTGGTCGTAGGTTTGATACGTTTGATATAACAATTGAATATCTTTGGGATTTGTTTATTAAACAGGAACAAAAATGTGTAATATCCGGGTTGCCTTTATATTTTAATACAAAAGTAGGTTCGTTAAGTCAAAATGGTTTTCAACAAAGAACTGCATCTTTAGATAGAATTGATAGTACGAAAGGGTATGTTAAAGGAAATGTTCAGTGGGTCGATAAATATGTTAATAGAATGATGACAGATTTTCCAAAAGAAAAGTTTTTAGGTTTAGTTAAAACAATATATGAGTATCAAAGTCTTAATAACAAAACACTTAATTTTCAGTATGAAACAAAAAAGAATACAAATCGTTATATATAGTAAATGAAAACGTGGATAGTAATATTAATATATCTACTAGCCTTAGTAAGTGCTAATCTAGCTATAATAGAATTTAGAGAGTACGCTTTTTATTTAGTGGGATTTTTTTTAATTCCACTTGATATGGTGTTACGTGATATCTTACACGAACGATGGAAAGATAATAACATAACACTACGAATGGCTGGATTAATTGTGTTAGGTGGATTTATAACTTGGTTATTTAATCATGACACATTACAAGTTGCCGTAGCAAGTGTAGCAGCTTTCACTGCATCTATGACTGTTAATGCGGGAATATATCAAATGATGTTAAACACGACAAAGTTTGTTAGAATGAATACTTCTAACTTTTTTGCTAGTATAGCTGATAGTTTAGTATTTACATTACTATTCTTTGGGTTTGACCCTTGGATTGTAGTAATACAAACATTAATAAAATTTAGTGGTGGATTTTTATTCACGTTAATCTTTAAAAACAAATTAAAATAAATGTACCAAAATATTTACTATGAAGCCAAGAAAAAAACAGTCCACATTTGGGACGACCGTAAAGGATATTTTAAAATACCATATCAACGTTATGGTTATGTTAAAGACCCAAACGGAAAATACGTAACCCTATTTGGTCAAAGATGTAGAAAAACAACAGATTTAGAAGGTCATAAGCGTGATAATGTTTACGAATCTGACGTTACGGTAACTACAAGAACATTGATAGATATGTATCTTCAAGATGATACTCCATCTACAGGTATAAAAATATGTACCTTTGATATTGAGATTGTAAAAGATGAAGACCACGGATATAGCACAGTACAAGAAGCAAACAACGTAATAAACTCCATAGCGTTATATGACCATCAAGCTGATGAAAAACACGTTATAATTCTCGACTCAGAACTAAAAGTAAAACCACGTAAAATAGACAATGTAGAAATATATGTAGTTCCATCAGAACGTTTATTACTTGAAAGATTTTACAGTATTTACAACACAATATCTCCTCATATTATTACAGGATGGAATATTGATAGTTTCGATGTTCCATATTTGTATAACAGGTCAGTTAAAGTAATTGGTAAAAAGAAAGCAGGTTGTTTAAGTCCATTAGGAATCGTAGAACCTCTTCACAAAAAAGATGAAGACGATCCACGATATAAAATAGCAGGTGTATCTTCCTTAGACTACATTGAACTATATAAAAAGTTTACATACAATGAAGAATCTTCATATGCACTTGACGCCATTTCACGTAAGGAATTGGGTAGAGGTAAAATTGAATATGACGGAAACCTAAACGACTTATATGCTACAGACATTGAAAAGTTTATTGAATACAACTTAGTTGACGTCGAACTAGTAGTAGACTTAGATAAAAAGTTAGGGTTTATTGAGCTAGCACGAGGAATATGTCATAAAGGACACGTACCATACGATGCAGCGTACTTTGCAAGTAAGTATCTTGACGGAGCAAGTCTAACATATTTAAAACGACTAGACATAGTTGCTCCAAACAAGAAACCACCTGTTAAGTTAGCGCTTTCACATTCACACGAAAAAGGAGAACTAAAGCTTTATATGAATGATACTATTCCAAACAGAGTTCCAGGTTCGGGACAGTTAAAAATATACAAAACAACTAGTTCAAAGTTTGTTGTAAAGTATAAGTCTTTTAAGAGTGATTACTTTATACTAGAGGAACCTTTACCCGAAAACGTATTAAAGGAATATGAAGTTAAAACATCACTTGAAGGAGCCTATGTAAAACAACCTGTTCCGGGTAGATACGATTGGATATACGATTTGGATTTAACATCACTATATCCAAGTATTATTATGTCATTGGGAATTAGTCCGGAAACTAAGGTAGGAAAGTGTTTGAACTTTGAGGGTAAAGACTTTGTTAAACTAACGGAAAAAGAGTACAAAGTAAAAATAGGTAGTTCTGTTACAACATACAATACCACAAATTTTGTTAAGTATTTAAAGGATACTAATTTATCTATTGCAGCTAATGGTGTAATGTATGATAAAACTAAACAAGGCTTTATTCCTAGTATTCTGTCTAGTTGGTTTGACGAACGTGTAGAGTTTAAAGACAAAATGAAAGACTATAAACGTGCCGGAGATACAGACAAAACAAAGTTTTATCATAACAGACAGTTAGTACAGAAAGTATTACTGAACTCTTTTTACGGGGTGTTAGCGCTTGCATCATTTAGGTTTTATGATGTGGACAATGCCGAAGCAACTACACTTTCGGGACAACAAATTATTAAATTTACTGCGGATATTACTAACCAAAAGTACAATCAAATATGTAATACAAAGGATGTAGACTATAATATATACATTGACACAGATTCTGTATTCTTTAGTAGTTGGCCAATTATACAGAAACGGTTTCCCGATGTTAAAATAACAGATGACATACGAGTAACAGAGGAAACACTAAAGATAGCATCTGAAATACAAACATTCATTAACAATGCTTACAATGTGTATGCTGACAAGTTTCACAACTTAACAGAACATAGACTTGAGATTAAACAGGAACTTGTATCTAAGGCAGGATTTTGGTTAGCTAAGAAACGATACGCACAACTTATATTAAACGAGGAAGGTGTACATTTAAAGAAACCACACTTAGACGTAAAGGGACTTGATGTTGTACGTAGTAATTTCCCAAAAGCATTTAGAACATTTATGGGAGATTTCTTATTGAAAGTACTTACCGGATTGCCGGAATCAAACGCTAATGATTTTGTATGTACATTTAAAGATAGTGTTAAGACACGTAAAACTATTGACATAATGTCACCTAGTTCTATTAAGGATATTAAGAAATATGAATCAATACAATCACATTTGTTTAATTTTCCAAAAGGAACTCCGGCACACGTTAAAGCGGCAATAGCTTACAACAACATATTAACAAAAGGAAATAAAGTTCAATTTCAACCTATTACAAATGGTGACAAAATTAAGTTTATATACTTGAAACAAAATCCACTTGGAATAGAAAATTTGGGAATACGTGGATTTGAAGACCCAGAAGAAGTACTAACATTTATCGAACAATACGTTGATTATGACAAAGTATTCGATAAATTGTTGGGTAAGAAACTACAACAATTTTACGATGCATTGGGATATGGAAAGTTTATAGACAATTCAGCAATTGGACAATTTTTTCAATTTTAATTTGGAATAACGAATAAAAAGTTGTATATTATATAATAATAAAATAAATAAGAACATAAACTATGAGTGAAAAAAAGATTATATTTTTCCCATCCTTGTCAAGTGGAAATTCAAAGGATTGGTTAATTAAAAATGTACCGATGGCCAATGGAGTTACATCCCGATTCTACTGTGACACATATCCGGAAGAATATAGACATAAATATTTCTTGCTATCTGCAGGACACAATTTAACTAAAGACACGTTACGTGCTGACTTTGGTCTAGGAAGTGATTGTTTTGTAATGGGTGATTCTGGTGGATATCAGATATGTACCGGAGCCATTAAATGGAAACCCGAAACAAAGGACAGAGTATTAACGTGGTTAGAAAACAATAGTGATATTGCTATTAACTTGGATATTCCTCCAAGAGGGAAACTATATGGATACAATGAAGCGTTACAACTTAGTTACGACAACTTCAAGTATTTTACAGAAAACAGACAAGGTAAAACAATGTTTTTAAATGTGTTACAGGGTGCTAATCAAGGGGAACTAGACCAATGGTATCACAAAATGAAAGACTTTGAATTTGACGGTTGGTCAGTTGGTGGTGTAGGTGGTAACGTATATGCCGTAATGTATGTACTTGCAAGATTTATACAAGAAAAGGAATTTGAAAAAACACATAATAAGTACTTACATTTACTTGGTGCTACAGCTGTAGAAAACTTTTGGTTCTTTGCTGTAATACAAAAGGCGTTGAATGAAAGGTTTGACAATAGAATACAAATAACAACAGATAGTTCTAGTTGTAATAGAGCAACAGTATTTGGTAGCTGGTTTCACGATATAGATTGGAGAGGAATGAAACAAATTACGTGTTATTTTGGAAACAAAGGTAAAACTGATTACAATCTAAAAGGTAAACTTCCTTGTAGATTAGGTTGTCCAGCTTGTGTCGGAAGAACTTATTCTGAAGTTGAACCATATGACCAACAAACTTATATGATGATGACAAACCATAATTTAGCCTTTCAGACTAATATGATTGGAGTACTTAATAACTTAGTAGATTCTCACAAAGAAATGACTAAAGAAATATTAGGCAATGGGTATTATCAATTACAGAATATTGTTAGGGAACTAATAATGAGTGACGAACCTGTAAAAACATTTTACAAATATGAACAAGTGTTCTTAAAATATGGAAATATGAGTAAGACACAAACAAACGACAAAGTAATTCAAGAATTCTTCAATTTTAATCAATAAAAATAATTATGGAAAAAGTAACACTACAAAAATTTATAGACAAATACCACTTAGCAGGAACAATCGAATCTGTTATATGGGATTCAAACGGTACATTATCTTGCGATTTTGTGTCAGATTCACAGAACTTAGTAGGAAATGTTAAGTTAAAAAATAACCCAATTACGGATGCTAAAATTGGTATTTACCAAACATCAAAATTAAACAAAATGTTAACAGCATTAGCTAATGATATAGATGTAAAGTTTGACGGAGATGAAAAACAAAAACACGCAATTAGTATTGAGGACAAAAAGAATAAAGCTAAGTTTATGTTAGCTGACCCAAGCGTTGTAAAGAAAGCACCCGCTATTAAAGATTTACCATCTTGGGAAATTGAAATTGACGTAACTAGTTCGTTAATATCGGATTTTATTAAAGCTAGAAATGCAGTACCTGAAGCGGAAAACTTTGCTGTAACAACAAATGGTACAGACGTACAATTTATTATTAACTATTCATCGATTAATACTAACAGATTAACATTTGATGTAGCTGCCACAAAAGTAACTGATATTCAAGCAGTAGCCTTTCCTGCAGATATGTTTAAAGACGTCTTAAATGCTAATAGAGGAATGAAAGGTACGTTGAAAGTTAGTGCAAAAGGCTTAATGCAGTTGTCATTTACAGACGATGAATTTGAAACTAGTTATTATATTGTAATGAGTCAATTATCATAATATGTTTGAACAAGTAGAAACCGAACACACACTTTGGGTCGAAAAATACAGACCAACTCAAATAGGAAACTATGTTGGTAACGAAGACATAATTAGTAAAGTGAAGGTATATATTGAAAACGGGGATATACCACACTTACTATTATATGGTGTTGCCGGAACAGGTAAAACTACAATTGCTAAACTTATTACTCATAATATCGATTGTGACGTGATGTATATTAACGCGTCTGATCAGGGACGAGTGGATGATGTACGTGAAAAAATTACAGCGTTTGCTAGTACAGTAGGCTTTAGTTCTGGAGGTAAAGTTATTATACTTGATGAGGCCGATTATTTAACACACAATGCACAAGCTGCATTACGTAATACAATGGAAGCCTTTAGTAAAAGTTGTAGATTTATACTTACGTGTAATTATATAGAGAAGATATCAGACCCAATACAAAGTAGATGTCAGGTATTTGGTGTATATCCACCAAGTAAAAAGGAAGTAGCGATGAGGTTAGTAGATATACTTAAAACGGAAAATATCGAACACGATATGAATGATGTAGCTACTTGCGTTAATAATGGATATCCGGATATTAGACGAGTACTTAATTCAGCACAGAGACAAATTGTAGATGGTAAACTTACAATTGATTCACATAGTGCTTTGGTAGCTAACTATATTACAAAGGTAATAGAAGAACTAAAAACTAAAGGTAGTCTTAAAGATAAACTATTTAGTATAAGAACTATTATTGCTGACAGTAAAACAAAAACGTTTGAACCATTGTATCAAGAATTATTTGAAGAAATTGACGATTGGGGTAAAGGACACGTAGGACCATTATTATTAATATTAGCAGAAGCACAAGCAAAGGATGTACACGTAGTAGCAAAAGAATTAAATGTAGCCGCAATGTTTGTACAGATATTAACAGAATTAAATTAAATAAAATGAATATATTAGGAACAGACGGACAATCCCCAATAGGTGGAAGTCAAAAACAACCGGACATAGACGTACATGCACAACCGGATATTAAATGTGATAATTGTGAGGGAATATTCTTTCAACCAGCATTTAAGTTTAAGAAAATCAGTAAATTATTAACAGGAAGTCCAATAGATCAGGTCCAGCCGTGTGAGGTATATCGATGTATGGATTGTGGTATGCCAAGTGATATTATTTAAAATTAGGATAATTGAAATAAAAGTTGTATATTATAATAAATAAAGAAACAGTATGAAAGCAGTAAAAGAAGAAAAAGAAGTAATACCTGAAGATCAGGATTTAAGTATGGAAAGTGTAATGGAATTACAACCAGACGAAAATGGGGAAATTAAATTAACTC